GCCCTTTAGAGTTAATATCATTAATTACTGTTACGCTATCTGTAGCTGCTGTTAAACATTCGCTTACTGTTTGTGCCATTTTTTTATTCCTCGTCTTACTTTAAGATTCTAATGCAGAGATTCGGGCTTCTGCTGCTTCTAGTTTTGTACTAAGTTCTTGTACTGCTTTGATTAATGGATATATAAACATAGACTGCGCAATACCTTGTATCTCAGTATTTTTAGTTTCGCTCCAACCTCCAAAATCTGTTATGTTGTGTTTGTCTAAAGCAGCTTTTACTTCTTGTGCTATTAATCCATACATCTTTTCAGTATGTTCTGCTTCAGTTTTAGAGGCATCATAATCTGGTAAAGTGTTATCTATTTCTGATTTTGCTTTCCATTTAAAAGTAACTGGTCTAAGTTCATTAATAAAAGCTAATCCACAATCAGTATTGTCTTTTATATCTGTTTTATAGCGTTGATCTGATACTCTTGTCCAAGTAGCATTATTTGTATATTCATTATAAACTCTATCGCTTCCAGAGCCAGTTCCAAAAACAAAATAGTTTGAACCGACACCTTTACACTCAAATCCTAAAACTATTTCTTTGCTTTCACTAGCTTGTTGCGCATCAGCGTTAGTGCCAATAATAGTATTATTACTTCCCATCCCAGCAAGATCACCAGCTAAATATCCGATACAAACATTGTTGCTTGATCCTGTAGTGTTTTTATAAGCATCTACACCTACAGCTGTGTTACCAGCTCCTGTGGTGTTTGATCCCATACAATCTCCACCAACAGCGGTGTTGTTGTCTCCTGAGACGCTAACATCTAAAGCTCTCATCCCAACCGCAGTATTAACAGAACCTGTCGTGTTAGCATTTAAAGCATTTCTACCTACTGCTACGTTTGTACTTCCTGATGTATTAGACTCTAGTGCAGAGTTACCAATAGCAGTATTATAGTTTGAAGTATTTGCACCAGCTAAAGCACTTCTACCTACTGCTGTGTTTCCTACTCCTGTACTTGCTGCTGCAGCATCTGCACCAACTGCTACGTTAGAACTAGCGTTGTTTGCTAATAAAGCATTTTTACCAATTGCTACGTTGTTAGATGCTGTCGTGTTTCCATTTGAAGTTGCATATCCGAAAGCAGTATTTCCAGTACCTGTTGTATTTTGACCAAGAGCTTCTGCACCAAATCCTGAGTTATCACCACCTGTTGTGTTAGCATCTAATGTACCTTTTCCAAAAGCGTTGTTTAGTGAACCAGTTGTGTTAACTTTTAAAGCATCCATACCAACTGCTGTGTTATTACTTGCTGTTGTGTTTGCTTCTAAAGCACTTGTACCAACTGCTGTGTTATTACTTGCTGTTGTGTTTGCTCCTAGTGCCATATCTCCAACTGCAACATTACTAGCACCAGTTGTATTAGCATCAAGTGTTCTAGCACCACACGCAGTATTGTTAGTTCCTGTGGTATTTAGCTCCATAGATGCTTTACCAATTGCTACGTTTGTATCGCCTGTTGTGTTTGTAAGTAAAGCATCTTTACCAACTGCTGTATTGCTAGAGCCAGTTGTAGTAGCTTGCCCAGCTTGTCTACCAACAAAAGTACAATCTTCGGCAGTTGTTACTGCTTCTCCAGCACTTGTACCAACTGCGGTGTTACGACTTCCTGATGTGTTTCCTGTCAAAGCATCCATACCTATCGCAGTATTATCACTTCCAGTATTACTACCACTTGACAAAGCGTTATAACCTACTGCTGTATTGTTATCTTGTGAAGTAATTGATTGTAAAGCTGCTCTACCTACTGCTGTATTTTTTTGACCAGAAGTATTCGCACTTAATGCTTTTTCACCTACCGCAGTTATAAAACTTACATCTGTTATAGCATCACCCGCTAGATAACCGATAAGCGTATTTGAATCACCAGTCGTAATCGCAGTACCCGCTTCATCACCTACGCAGACATTGTAGTTACCGCCTGATACGATTGAGTTACCTGCGTTGACACCTGCTCTGAAGTTTGATGTTCCTGCTGAAGCCGTAATGATGTCTGCACCATCTGCAAAAGTTACATCAGCAGCAAAGTTTGCAGCACCATCAACATCTACGACATCTAGGTTTGTAGTGCCGTCAACATCAAGATCACCATTAAAGTCGCCATTACCTGTAAGTGTTAAAGCACCTCCAATAGAAACATCATCTGTAACTGTTAGATCATCTTCTACTTTTAAATCTACTACGTTTAAACTGGCAAAAGCATCAACAACCGCTGCTCCTGAACCAGCACCATCTAGGTAAACTGCTTTGGTATCACCAGCAGGTATGGTTACATTTGCGCCACTACCTTGTGAAATTATAATGTTTTGCGAACCACTTGTGCCATTTTCGATAAAGTGCAAACGACTAAGTGTGTTTGGTGCTATTGTAATAGTACAAGCTGAATCAAGTGTTCCAGTGTATTTTATGTATATTGATCGAGCGGGATCTGTTGCACCATCAGCTACAGTTGAAGTGTGCGTGTCTGCATTTGTTGTTATTGCTTCTGTGCCAAAACTTAAACCTTCTGCAATAAGCTCTAAGTTTGTATTAGTGGTGTCGCCCCAGGTGCCAGATTGCTCCCCCGTACCAATCTCCTCTAATCTTAAATCGTTTACGTATGTGCTTGCCATAATATTTCCTCTATGCTACTTCTTTCCAAGTTGGTGTTTGAGAATCATCTACTTGACTCCAATTAGGTGTTTGAGAATCATCTACTTGACTCCAATTAGGTGTTTGAGAATCATCTATTAAACCCCAAATATTAACTATTGTTGTTTGTCCGTTTCCTTCTACTCCTGTTGGTTCTACTAAAGCTTTACTTATACTGGTTACATTTCCAATAGTAGTAGTGCCTGTAAAACCTGTAACCGCTAAATTATTGTTTGTTATTAAACTTTCATCACCAAGTCCACTTGTTGACGCTACAGCAGTTACACCAACTACAGCTACGGCCTGTACTACAACCGTTCCTTGTTGTGTTGTCCCAGCATTACCACTAACTTCTGTTAAGGCTTTTGCTATTACAGTTTCAGAGCCTAATGCTGTTGTACCTGCATTACCTGTTACAGATATATTTGCAGTACATACAATACTCTCATCTCCGAGACCTGATGTCGAGGTTACAGCAGATAATCCCTGAACTGCTTCACCTATAACAACAGAGTTTCCAAGTGCTGTTGTTCCTACATTTCCTGAAACTACAACTAATGATTTTGCAACTACTGTTTCTGAACCTAGTGCAGTAGTACCAACATTACCAGTAACTTCTACAGGTGAGGGGTTTCCCCAACTTCCAGAACTCCAAGTTCCTCTACCCCAACCTGCTATATTAGCCATTAAGCTATTCTAATTATAGCGTTACTAGCATCCGCTGTTGGAAACTGTATTGTAAAATCCCCATTAGTAGAAGTTTTATCTCCTCCAAATGCTAAAATACAAACTGCTGGATCTCCAGAAGCTGAATCATTAAATATCATTGCACCATTTGCAGTAATTGTTGCAGAACTAAAAGTCAAATCTGCAAAATCTGTCAATGCTGTTGTTCCAGAAGTAGATGGATCTACTCTAGTTAGTGAGCCACCTTTAGCAGTATAATTAGTTCCGCTAACTTCGTTAGAAGTTGTATATGCAGTTGTTGCAGCCCCTAATGAAGCCGAACTTGTATATAACGCTAAATTAAAAGTGCTACCGCCTGAATTTTTGAAATTATGGACCCCCTCAAGAAGTTCTTTCTTGAACGAGGTACACATAGCTTGCGATATAGCCATTATAGTCTCCTTAAAATATCAGCCATATCTTTATGACCTTGTTTTGTTAAAAGATTGTGCATTGTAGTCCTATCACTATTTATTGCATCTTTACAAGCTAATACAATAACATGATAAACCCTACTTTTAAATGCCTCTGCCTGTGCTTTTACTTCGGGACTAGATCCCTCTGCGACAGAAACTACTTTTTCAACGGCCCTTGCCGCTATTTCTTCTGGGGAAAATCCCCTATTTTTAGTGGTGTGTACGTTTACACCAGTTATGTCTGCTTTTACTTCTACATTAAACATAAATTTATTTTTTCTTTTTCATTGATTTTTCTATTTGCAAAGCTTGTCTAGCGTGCAATTTAGAAGCTTTTTTAAGCTCTCTTACTAATTTTCTTTTTTGTGCTACAGTTAATTCTGCCACGATAACTCCTTACTGTTTATCTCGTATCACTTGTCCCGTTCTGTATTCATCTGTGCTTTCTCTGGATTCTCCAAGCATTTTAATAGAAACCATAGCTTCTGCAAAACGTTTTTCATATTCTTGTAAAACGTCCGGTTCACCTTTCATAAAAGTGTAAGCCTCCACTAAAGACCCATAAAGCATAGCTTGAGTAGCGTTTTCACTTAACCAAGTAGTGCCGCTATCAGAACCTGCTGTTAAACTTGCTGGTCGATAATAGTAATGCAGTTCTGAAGAATAGTTACTATCTGGTGTAGGTCCGATAATAAAAGTGTTTACATCAAAACTAGCATAGTAACGGGGCGTCCCGGTAGTGCTACTGTTCGGATTAAATGTTTGTATAAAATTGACGTCTTTAAAATCTAAAAAAGTTTTTACGCTACTAGACGTAATCGAAAGAGAAAAAGGCGATAAAAAATCAGTAGGCATAGCTAAAAACTGATTAGAGGCTGTCATTGTCCCAGTTGCATTTTTTCTAAAAATATCTAAATGTGTATTTTTTAAAATACGTTCTTCTGTGTTTTTTATAAAAGTATCTAAAGTTGACGTGAACGTAGTTTCGTCATTCTCAGTATAATTTTGTATTGCTGTTTTAAGCGTTGCTAATGTAAAACTCATGTTGTTGTCACCGTAACTTGTCCTATAATTCCAAAAGCTCTTATAGGCTTAAATGTTTTTTCGGATAAAATAGGCGTTCCGACATAAGTAATAACGGGTTCTATCCTATCTGGTCTGGGATCTTTTAATGCCTGGGGATCAGAAAACTTACGTATTGGTTTTAGTTGAGGGTGTTTTGGTTCAAATTCATCAAACCCAACTAACATACCCGTCCACTCTTTTCTCATTTTATTTAACGGGTAACGAAAACCAGACCTATCTGATATTCCGTAAGCTTTTTTTCCAGTTGCATATTTAGCCATGATTAACTACCGTAATAACTAAAACTAGGTGTTATCTGCAAAGAAGCTCGATCTCGGTCCTCTAACATAGCTCTGTTAAATTCTTCTTCGTAAATGGCTTTCAGTATTTCAATTCTTTGTGGTGCTCGTTTTATTGCTAAGTAATAAGCCAAACCAGCCGCTAGACAAGGGTAAAAACGAAATGGTATTTGTAAAGTATTTGTGTAGTCGTCTGCGTCGTCCATGCGAACTAAACGATCAAACTTAACAATATCAGAATTGCTATCTGGAACAGGCCAAAGTTTCAAGGTTGGACTTATTTGACGATCCAAAAAGAACTGAGAAGGTCTTCCGGTCTGTGTTTTATTTGGTAAATTTAAATACTCACTTCGACTTAATCTAGTCAAGCCAAAATCAGTCCCGTCTCTAGTAACTACAACAGATAAAACATCAATTGTTTTTTGCACGGTAGTTAAGTCCACCGCCGCAGATAGTGTGGTTGTAGCGGCACTTGTACCGCCTGTTAGAGTTTCACCGTTACTGAAAGTCCCAGAAGGAATTGTAATAGCTATGGAAGTAGACGAAGGCAAACTTGTTATAGAAGCGGTCGCTGAACTGGTGCCACCTGTTATAGTTTCACCGACAGTAAAACTGCCGCTTGCAGCAACCGTCATGGTTAAATTACCACCTGGATAATTACCTATATCAGAAGCCAACGTAATAGAAGTTTGCTCTATGGTCCATTGATTTAAACCACGATTCGCCCAATCTGCTAAAAGCAAGTTCAAAGAACGTTTCGCGGTTTTTAAATCGTAACCAGTACGTACTTCTAAACCACAACGCTCAAAAGCTTCTTCTACATAGCTTGCTACGTCTAGTTCAAAGTTTACTGATGAGGAAGTAGCCATTATTTATTCTTCACCAAAATCACCAATTGCCGCCCCTGCCGCTACGTAACCAACGGCTGAAGCAGGGTCTGCTGCACCTAGATT